AGTCCAGGTGGGAGCTTATCCGGCCTTAGCTCAGATGGAAGAGCAGCTGACTGTAGTACATAATACTAAATTTGCAATGTAAAAATTGTTATCAGCGGGTCACCCGTTCGAATCGGGTAGGCCGGACCATTCCTCCTTAGCTCAATTGGAAGAGCACACGGCTGTTAACCGTGGGGTACTGGGATCGAAACCCAGAGGTGGAGAACGCACCCGTAGCATAGTGGTTAATGCGCCTCCTTAGTAAGGAGGAGATCGCGCGTTCAAATCGCGTCGGGCGCAAACGAGATGACGCAGTGGAAGCGTGTCGGGCTCATAACCCGGAAGTCAGTTGATCGAAACAACTTCTCGTTATCTTTACATGATATGATACCCTCATGTAAAGATAGCCATTTAAAAAAATAACCTCAATATATATAAAATGTCTGGTGGTATTGCCCAACTCGTCGCCGTCGGTGCCCAGGATGCCCACCTCGTCGGCCAGCCTGAAGTGAGTTTTTTCAGGTCTAACTATCGACGTCACACAAATTTTGCCCAAACCGTAGAACGCCAGGTGCTCCAGGGCGTTCCAACTGCTGGTGGTATCTCCACCGTTCGCTTCGAACGCAAGGGAGATCTCCTCGGATACTGTTACATCACGAATCGCGTCCCAGTTGCGATCCCTAAAGCTGATTGGATCAGCAGAATCAAGAAGGTCGAATGGTTGGTCGGAGGTCAAGTCATCGACGAACAAACGTCTCACTTTTCTCAGTACATCGCGCCAGACACCATGGCTCAAAATTACTCCAAGTCCACCACCGCGGGTGCCGCCGCGGGATGGGCGTTCTACCCACTCCGCTTTTCTTTCTGTGAAAACTGGCAATCTGCGATTCCATTGATTGCGCTCCAGTACCACGATGTTGAGCTGCGAATTACCTGGAATACCCCATCGGTCACTGATTATGAAGTCCACGCACAATACGTCTATTTGGATACCGATGAACGCACCACTTTGGCGGGTACTCCACAAAACATGATCATCACTCAAACGCAACGATCCATTCAATCTGGTACCTCTATTCAGGAAGTGAACTATAATCACCCAATCAAGTATATCGCGGCGTATAATCCAAGCAATCTCAATTTCATAGACAGCAAGCTTCGTTTGCAAATCAATGGTACCGATGTTACGGATGCCAAGCCCGTCAACCCACACTACACCGCGTGCGCAAGGTATTACCACACTACTTCGTCCGAAATACGTAGTACCGATGAAACCATGTTCTTGTACCCACTCTGCCTCGAGACCGCGAAGATTCAGCCAACTGGTTCGCTCAATTTCAGTCGTCTCGACTCCGCTCGTTTCGTGGTTGATACCAATAAGTTCGACGCCGACATGTACGGTGTAAATTACAATATTATGCGTATTGAAAACGGTATGGGTGGTTTGATGTACTCTAATTAAATTAGACACTAATATCAAATGCTTTGGAAGTATTTGTTTCTTCTAGGGTTTGTGTTTGTACTCACGTACGACCCAAAATCCAGGACACTTGAAAAATTCATTTCCCCCATTAATCAGGAGGAAGCTACTTAAAAAAATTCAACGTTTCTATTACACAAAAGCATGATCTCGTTCGATAGAGAGACTCTGACTATTGTAGCTGTTATTTTGTGCATTGCGGCCACCGTTTATATGTACAAGGAGTTTACACAAGCCAAGAGTGATATCGAAGGTATCAAAGGTTTCTGTAATAAAATCGTTCAAGCGCACACACCACCACCACCCACTCAACAACGTGTTATCCAAGAACACGATGAAGAGGATGAGGAAGAGGTCGTAATCAATAATGTTGCCGAGTCCAAAGAAAATTAACATCTCCGAAGATTATAACTTGCGATCAGCGCAATGAAGAAATATAAAGCGATAGCGGTACCAGTAACATTTACGAGCGACAAACCCAAATTCCTAACGGTGAGAGATAAGCGCTTTAAAGACTGGATATTCGTGACCGGGGGGTGTCGCCGAAGAGAGATTTTCAATCCAATTCGGTGTGCCCTTCGAGAACTTGAAGAAGAAACGCGTGGTGTCGTTTCTTTGAAGAAAGGCGAGTATACGGAATTTAAATTTATAGTAAAAGAAAGTCCAACTGTTGAGTTGGAATATAACGTCTTTGTGTTTTTTGTGAATTACACGAAACCCGAACAGGTCGATCTCGTGAAGAAGTTCAACGATGAGAAACAGAAGACGATAGCTAAAAAAATACAAAAACAACCTATTAAGCGTACGCACGACGAAAATGATTTCATGTCGTTCGATACACTCCAGGAATTCAGGATGAAGAAGCAATGGGATCGTATCACTAAAAATGTACTCGAAAATCCCGAATTCTATACGTGTGTTACATCTTTGAATAGAAAATCCTTTGCTATAAAATAATGAAGTCGAAGAGCTACATTTTAATGCAAATACATGATTTGCTCGTCAATAGACATTCATACACGCCAACGCGTGCAAACGAATACATCGAAGAGCACAAGGAAGATAAGGTGTATGAACTTTTAGTGTTGAAGAAAAAACTAACAGAAGATGAAGCAACACAGCCAGATGTGTCATTTAGGAAGTCGATGTGGAGAAGCTTTGAAGAAGATTAAAAGAATTACGCGAACTAATAGTAAGTATGTTCAAGGAGTGGTGCAAGAGTCATGGCTTCTTTGAAAAGAACCCCAATCCATCACATGTGTTCATGGACGGCGGCGTGTTGTCCGTACCATTTGATAGATTGACTGAATTTTATGAAAAATACGTCGAGTGCATCAAATCGAACGAGAAGATATATCTCGTGGAGCAAAAGACGATCGATGCATATAATTTTTTCGTTGACCTCGATTACAAAGATGACGATATTCTCACGGTAGAAGAAATTAACCGCGTGTGTAAAGTCATATGCGACAGGGTGAGTAAGCACGGGGGCAAGGATGCGCTCGTGTGTGTATCAAAACCAAAGAAGGTGGATGATTTCATGAAAACGGGCGTACACATAAATTGGCCGGATTTTCCCGTGAATAGATCGTCGGCGTTAGCTCTCAGAGAACACATCATAAACACACTCAACATAGCGTATGGATCAAAAGACTGGAACGAAATAGTCGATTTGTCCGTGTATGGAAGTAGTGAACGAAACACGCGTGGGAGTGGTTTTCGAATGCCATTTTCACATAAAATGGTAACGCACAAAGCGTGTAATGGTAAGGGGTGCTCGGAATGTGATAGAGGAAAGCAAACGCAAAGTGAGTACCTACCTATACTTTTGTATAAACATGGACCTCTCGCCATGTTCCAAAAGGTGTCACCGGAACCAACCGTAGAACTCATGAATATGGCGACTCTTAGGACTGAATGCACCGACCCCAGAATAATCGAAGGTGCACAGAAAAGGAAAGAAGGTTCGTTCACGGCGAACCAGTTGAAAGATGAACTCAAAGACCCGGAAACGTGTGCATTGCTCGAAACGTTCATACGTCGACATATGGAGGGACAGACTGATGCCCGTGTAAAGAATCTGTACCGAGAAAAGAACAGTTACCTCGTCGCCACGACGTCCAGGTATTGTGAAAACACAAAAAGAAATCACATGTCAAATCACGTATGGTTTCATATATCAGGTGACACGATATTGCAAAAGTGCTTTTGTAGATGCGAAACGATGAGAGGTCGATTCTATGGGTTTTGTAAAGATTTCTCGGGGCGAAGACACCAATTACCCCAAAATATAGTCGAAAAATTACAAGTGAAGAAATTTAAGTCACTCCCAAAGAAAAAACCAATCGAAAAACCAAAATGTGACGTACGCGAAGACCTTAAAGCGTATATCAAAAAATACATGATTCAAGATGATAATCTGGAAATACACACTATAGAGAATGTGAAAGGCAAAAAGAAGCTCGTGAAAACGAATCACACGTGCCCCGTGTGTTCCACGCGATCGGAATTTTCGATATTCAAAGATGAGATTCAAAAAGTTTGTAAATGTACGAATAGAAAACACAGGCTTATAGACAAGATAACATCTAAATTATAAATATGTTAGCCGTAGTTATTTTATTGGCGATGATTTATGTATCGTCAAGAATAGCAAAAATAAACATAAAACTCGATCCGGTCGAAGAAATCATGAGAGAGGTTCGTGAATATGCACACATAAACGGGATACTCTACAGAGAATTCAATTCGAATCTACACATGGCGGTGGAATTCAAGCGTCATGTGGACATTTCACATAAACTCATGGAACGGGCCATACATAATCTAGAAGAGCTCGGTATGTACTCTAAAAACGAAGAAATAATGAGTAAATTAAACGCAGTAATAGAACGGTTGCATAACTTAAAGATGTAATGAATATATAATATAAAATGTCTAATATTAGAACTCGCTCCGGTCGAGTTTCTAAACCACCGGAGCGTCTTGAAATATTTGAAGAAATTGAGGACGATTACACAGACGACGAGGACTCAGATTTCGATGAAGGTGATTACGATTCAGAGTCTGAATCCGAATCGGAGTCCGATGGTGAAGATGATGCGGATGAAAATGGTAATTTAGCTGGATTTATTGTCGATGATGAGGATGAAGATGAGGAATAATGTACTTAAAAAAATAAAACGCGGTTTTATAAATGGAGAGTGATATAGGAAATCCACTCGAGTATACCCCGGATGTACTCGAAAAAGAAGAACAAATGGAGGATGAACAACATGAACAAGAACCCATGTATTACTACCCTCCGCCTCCACCTCCACCTCAACAGATGCAATATCAAGAAAAGATTGATATCTTTTCAAATCTCGACAAAACCGCGTACATAGTCGTATTCGTAGCTTTCATTTTAGGATTTTTCATGGGTAAGACCATGCAACCGGTCATTCTTCGTCCAGGATAAAAACGTGTTCCGTTTAAGTGTTTTGTGTCCACACACTTAACCAGAATATATACAATAATGGTGATCAGGGGTACCGATCAGCATTATATCTTTTTGTTTATTTACGCAGAGTTCACTTCGACACTCTCGGCCTCAGCCTCAGCCTCACGCTTCTTACGTCGCTCCTCGATTTCATCGGCGACGATCTTATCGGCTTCCTTCACGAGATCTTCCATCATAGCATCCGGCTTTTCCTTCTTGAGACGTTCGAGAACCTCAGCTGGGTGACTGATGGGTGGTTCATCTGGTTTCGTGTAGAACCTGGAGTTCTCGTCACCTGGCTTAATGTACGTGTTACTTGAGTTTTCAATCATATCTCTCTTACGCTCAGCGAACATCTTCGCGGCCATTTGTTGATTTTCCTTATACCCCGACATGAGCTCCTCTAATTTTTCATTCGTATAATGAACGTCCTCTATAGCGGTTGCGTCCGGTGGAATCAACAACCATTTGTACATGTCCACGACATAAATATCAAAGGTGGCGTCTTCCTTTTGAAGACGCTGCGCGTGACTCGCGGCTTCGTCTCTGGAATTGAAAGCTCCTCGTATTTTAATACCAAATTTATCATTCTTCTGGGGGCATTCCGGTCCAACAACGGAAAGGCAAGCAAAGAGCTGACCGGGAACGGTGGTGTAATCTTGTTCAAGCGACATTTCTGAGTTAATGTGTACCCAAAACTTTAAGCCAACTTAAAAGGTACATACGCCAATATACAAATGGTTCATGAATTTTGGAATACCCAACCCATGCCATGCGATCACCGTGAACGCGTGGGTGAGATTGATTCTTCTAGGACATATAGTGAAACACCCATTACACTACCGAAACACTATGAATGGTCGACGTGTTCTATAAATGAAATATCAGAATTTTTGTCTTCGCACTACATACGCGACGACCACTTTTCGTTCAAATATTCAAAAGATTTCGTGGAATGGGCCACGGAATCCGATTGGAATTTGGGTCTTCGAACAAAGTCTGGTGGAAAACTAGTCGGTTTCATATCTGGTGTACCGACCAAGTATAGAGTACACGACACAGTCCTCGATGTTTTACAAATTAACTTTCTCTGTGTTCACGACTCCATTCGAAATATAAGACTCGCCCCACTCCTCATATCTGAGATACGTCGACGAGCTAACGCGGTTGGTATATGGCAAGCAGTATACACGGCTGTGGCGGAACTCCCCACCCCCGTCGCGAAGACATCGTATTGGCATAGACTCATAAACGTGCGTAAACTCAACTCGGCAAAATTTTCGGATGAGCGAGAAAGACCTCACGTGGTTACCGGGTCGTGTACACACTGGCTGATGACCAATAGTGATGTACCGAGGGTTACCGAAATCTTACGCAAACACATGTCCCAATATTCTATCGCACCCGTGATAGATGAATCGTACGTGCGTCGGTGGCTTCTCCCCAAATGTGAGATAGTGTATTCATACCTAAATGAAGAGGGTCATTTCACGAGTTATTACTCAGTACCCTATAGGTCAGTCAAAACACAAATGTATATAAATCAAGCCTATATGTTTTACGACACGAGTCGTGGTGATCTCAAGTCGGCGGTCGTGCTCGCGCGTAATGCCGGGTTTGACGTATACAATACATTGGACATTGGTTTGAATCCTAGTACACTCCGTGATTCCAAGTTCTTGAAGGGTAATGGTCATAATCACTGTTACGTTTACAATTGGTCTTGTGGAGATATACCACCCGATAAAATATCCATGAGATTTTTCTAATTGTGTTGATATCCTCTATGACCCTACATAACCCGCGAAGCAACACCATGTTTTTTGGAACTTTTTATAGAGAGACTATGTTTAATTTAAATCTAATGACGAGAATATTGTATTTTCTAATATATTTTTTTAAAAATTTTTTTTATTTTTAAAACTTTTTTCTTTCAAAAGAAAGTGTAAAAAAAATTATTTTTTTTTCTAATTTCATTTTCAAAAAAACATGGTGTTACTTTAAATTTTATTCCACAACCCATGTCTAAATGAGACCAATATAGCCTTTTAGCACAAGGGATACCTAAGTCAAACCAATGTTGAAAAAATATCAATTAATTTTATGGAGGAGATACGGAAACATCATAACGCCGAGAAGAGGGAACTCATACAGAGAGTATGTAGGGAAGGTGACGCCGTGTTGGATGTGGGGTGTGGGTTCGGGGGTGATCTCGGTAAGTACAAACACTGTAAGGTGAATCTCAGTGCATGTGAACCACTCGGCGATGCACTCGATGAAGCCAAATCAAGGGCAAAGACGTTCAAGATGCGTGTCAATTTTTATTTAGGAGACATCATGTCTACACCAAACAGAAGGTACGATGTCGTGTGTTACAATTTTTCACTTCACTATATATTCGCGAGCGAAGATCTCTTCAGAGAAACCACACGTGAAATAGGAAGACGCATGAAACCCGGTGGAAGGCTCATAGGAATCATACCCGATTCAAACCAAATCGTATTTAAGACGCCACTCAAGTACGGCAAGGAAAGTTTCTTTCTCATGAAATCGACGAGTAATGGACAATTTGGTGAAAAGTTGTTTGTTCACCTCGAAGACACACCGTATTACCAAGACGGCGCAAAGTCCGAACCTATAGCACACAGAGACCTATTAGTCACGCGTTTAGAAAAAATTGGATTTAGATTAGATTCATGGGAACCCATGTCTGGGAATCCCATATCAGACCTATACTCCAAATTTATCTTTGTATATAAGAGATGATACTTCTGGTTATTTTGTTTCTCCTAAACGTATACATATATATACACACGACTGAACCCGAAAATTTACGTATCGTCAAGGAGAGGTACGAACTTCTCAGGGAACACATTCGCGAAACCAATAACGACGAGTTTGCACATTTGGTCGACCCCATACCCATCACCGCACACCACAGAGCGCAACAGGGGAGCGTAGGATACAGTGTAAACAAGGGACACGAAATAGGTCTGTGCATAGACGGCGAACCAAACGAAATCATGCACGTGTTAATTCACGAACTCGCACACACGTGTGTCGAGGAGTACGCACACAGCCCTGCGTTCTGGGACAAATACGATAAAATCAAAACCATGTCTATCGCCATAGGCATTTACCAAGAGATACCAGAGAAGACGGAATTTTGTGGTAAACACGTCCAGGATAAATAATGTATATCTATTGTAAATGAATAGAGCACTTTTTATTTTTATCCTCATGTGGATCGCGAGTCTCATGATAATGTTGAGTCCAGTGTTGGCCGATAAAGTGAGCGACGAGGCGAAACCATGGGTCATCAGCATGTTCGTCCTCATATTGATTCCATTCACATTGAACTTGATCGCGAGGGGTGGATACAAACGATTGGTGAGACTCGGTGATTTCGGAACGGATCACAAATACATACTACTCGCGTGTGCGATTTCGTACGCGATCGCGTCTATATTCATAAGTTCTATAGGCGAAGTGAAACAAGAACTCCGCGCGTTTGGAAAAGATATCAGAAGCACTGGAATGTCTTTGGCGCTTTTGATACCCACGTTTGTTTGTGGTTTGGTAATCGCTAATATATTTGTCGATGGCGGTAGATACATCTACAGAGTCACTTCACTCGGCGGTGACTTCTAAGCGTATCTCTTGAGTACATAGAAAATACCAGCCGCCACAGCACCGGTCGCCGCGAGGCCGACCATGCTTCGGTGCCCCTGTTCATTCAAGAATTGGGGTACGTAATTGGCGAGCTTTTCCTGCACAGGCTTACTAATGGCAGCCGCAGTACACGCCGCGACGACGACGGCTTGCATCTGCTCATCAGTAAGGTTGAATGGATTTTTTGTTTGTGCGACCACCTGTTGTTGTGGTTGCTGCTGTTGCACCATTGGCTGTTGCATAACAACTGGCTGCTGGACCCGTGGATCGGATTCCATCATTGGTGGTTCGAGGGGCATTTCTGGCTGACCCATAATATCAGCGATGGCGGTGGAATCCATGGTCATTTCTTTATTTTGACTCACATTTTTTTCAGGTTGATTGTTTTGCACAAAAGATGTCGTGAGTGGAACCATACCATCATCATTCTCAGAAAGATTCAACGTCCGCACGTCGGTAGACATTTAATGTTAACTTATTTTTTTGAAATTGTTAAGTGACGCATCACGATTTTCGTTTCGTGACCGTAAGGTGTGTTTTCTTTGTAGCCCTCTTCGCATCAGCCTCCTGCTGTTCTAAATATTTTGGATTATACGTCTTCTTGTGCATATTCCACAATTGTGGACTCCCTACCCTAAACCCCGTTCTAATTTTCGCCTTGTACCAAAAGACACAGTCTGTAATCTTGTTAGATTTAACAGTGTTATCAAGTACAAGACACTCGTAGTTTTCTGTACATTGGTCCATCACTTTACAAAACATATCAAAGGATGGAAATATACCAAAAAACGACTTATAGAGCTTTTCTCTATTTTGTATGATGTTCTCTCTAAGAATAAAAACGTAATCCACATTGGCGCGCAGGGCTGGTGGGAGGTCCATCACATATTGCATAGTTAACATGAAAAATATGTTAAAGTGTCGACCATTCATAAAACATTGTCTAATTCTCGTTTCCTTCAAAAACTTTGAGTCGTACATACAATCATCCAAAAGCATGAAGGCTCCATTTGTGTTGTTTTTACCCCTCGAACCGACGAGTTTTCTTTGCCTGGACAAAACACGATCGACGGCTTCCCCGTCGTAATCTCCGTAGACACAGACGTCTGGTATGAACTTTCCGTAAAAATGGTTCCCCTCTTCTGTGCCTGAGAGAACTATCCCAGCTGGTATATGTTTTTTGTAATACATGATATCCTTGACCAACGTGGATTTACCTGTGTTACGTTTTCCAATAAAGACGCATATTCTGTCGTCGCCCATCTTAGCTGGATTGAATTTTCGCAACTGAATGTTCATTCTAAAATATCACATCGTTTTAATTACCAAAATTTTACTCACAAATAGTAGGAATGTCGGGTAAATTGTCACTCGCAGTCAGAGGCATTCAGGACAGGTGGCTCACTGAGCAACCACAGTACTCACACTTCATATCAAGATTTAGACGGCATACAAAATTTGCTTTTGAACAAGTTGAAATTCCATGTGAACGTTTCAATGAACCCGGAAGCGAAGCCACGGCACGAATACAGAATAACACGGGTGATATGCTCAAAGGAGTCACGCTGAGCGTAGATTTACCGCCACCAATCCCTAAGAGTGAAAATAATGTTTCGTATACAATCGCAAGAGGTCTTAACCCGAATGAGGTACTCATAGGTGGAGACTCCATGACGAGTCTCACCGTGTATCAGGGCGTTGAATATACGTTTACAAGTTCAGAGGAATTTGAAGTCGAGAACGGTGCAGGCACAAACGACTTGTCATATGAATTAGTTGGAACCGTTCACATACTAAGGCTCAAGATACAAGTAAATATCGTTGGAGATTACAACTCCTTGATCATACGGGCCGTGGGCAGTCACCCCCATCAAGTAAGCCTGGATGTTAAACAAATTCGCTGGGATACGTCCACGCCCACGAAGATGATCAAATACGCCGATTTGATCATAGGCGGACAAACCATACAGCGTATCACCGGTGATTACATATACATGTACAATCAACTTAACTATACGGACAACGATACAACGTTTACACTCGTTCCAACGACCCTTCATAACAGCTACCCAATTATAAATGATGCCACGTACCCACAATACACAAATTTTCAAAAATACAAAATACAATTACCCTTTTATTTCAACGGACATCCAAGTCTCGCCATCCCGACGTGTGGTCTCGATGTTCACATCATAGAAGTAAAGGTTAAATTGAAACCAGCGGATGAGTTGACGGTGGAGCATGACGACAGTTTGTCCACATACACCAAAATCACACCAATTACGTGTGATATTACACCCAGAAATATGAGTCTGTTTTGTGATTTCGTATACGTCACGGAAGATGAGAAAAATTTCATACGCACGCGACCGATTGAATATGTTATCACCCAAACACAGGTGGCTGAAATACGAATGAAAGCTGGTGTTGCTTCACGCACCGTGATGATTAATTTTAAACATCCAGTGAAAGAACTCTTTTTCTTGGCGAAGGATGATGAAACAAAGGAGCACGTCCCAATAAAACACGTACATTTGAAATTTAACAACAATACCGTGATAGATGCAGACAATCTCATGTTATCCGCGGAACAACCACTCAGGAATTACACGAACTCCATAGACCCAGATAACGAATTCGGTGTGTATAGCTTTTCTATGAAACCAGGCGTTCACTATCCAACTGGGCAAGTGAATATGAGCCGCGTTATACATAAATTACTCGAGGTTGAGTTAGATGATGGTATTAATGCATCACGAACACACACTCTACACGTCTATGCAACAAATTACAACGTCATGAGAGTAAATGGCGGAATGGCTGGGTTAAAATTTTAGGGTGTAATATTAGAATGGCCGGTAGAGTTCAAATTCAAACCGTGGGCCCACAGGACAGGTCATTTACAGATGACCCAGAATACACGTACTTTATAAAAAATTTCAAAAAGCATGGAAATTATGCGAGATTCTACGACGATTTAGATTTTATGGGTAGAGTAGAGTTTGGTGAAGAAATACGATGTGTTATACCACAAAACCAAGGCGACTTGTTGAAAGGTTTGAGTTTGAAAATCACACTCGGTGATATTGATCAGTCCTTGTCGTCTTACGATGTCACATATTGCGAATCGATCGCTCAAGCCATGATAGAGTACGCAGAATTATACATAGGTGGTACTCTCGTGCAAAGAATACCATCCGATATGTTAGCCATTTATTCCGAGATATCTGTGACGCAATCAAAACAGGCCGCACTCAGAAAACTGGTCGGTAAACCCAACCAGATATTCCCCGTGTACACTGATTTATACACGGGTATACGTGATGATAGAGTATCGGCATCTAAAGAAGACACGTCTTATAGAGTAGACCTTCCATTTTATTTCCACGAACACCCGGAACTCGCTATACCTCTACATGCTATCACTAAACAGGAAGTCGAGATAGCGATACGTTTCAGAAAGGCAGAAGAGTGTATATTTGCCGTGGATTCGGGTAATCCAATTGTGAATAAGGCAAGTTCTTACTACCTCGGTCAAAATCCAACGGAGCTCATAAAAAGTGTTCAACTTTCAACCGAAATGGTAAGCTTAAAAGATAAAAAGTTTCCTAAACGTGTCGATTACCTGATAACACAGACACAAACGAATACATTTGAACTCAACCACGCCGACGCCAAGTCTGACCCACTTAATCAATGTAATGTACATGAGGTTAGACTCAATATGTTGAATCCCGTCAAAGAATTGTTTTTTGTGGTACAGGATAAGTTTGACAACGACCCATCCGCGGTGAACGATTTCGCCACACCATATCAATACTGTGCGAATGCTAATGTGGACCAATATGGACTTTTCACGAATTCAGAACACGTAAAACAGATCGAACTTGAGTTTGATGGAGAAACCATACTGGATGGAGTCACTGGAAATATTATTCATTTGAGAGCGATCCAGCCAGCAAAACATCACTCGAGGACGCCCGTTTACAGGAGGTTTTGTATGTATAGTTTTGCTCTCGAACCCGAAAACACACAACCTTCAGGTCAACTCAATTTCTCCTATATAAAAAACCAAATGGCGCGCGTGGGGTTGTTTAATTATTCAGTAAACAAAGATAAACAACTTAGAGTTTATGCTCAAAGTTATAACATACTCCGTGTAGAAAACGGAATCTGTACTCTGATATTTGATACATAATGAAGACAGGTTACGATTTAACGAACAATGAAGACACACAAGTGGATCAATATATGGAAACGATGTCTAATATATTGATACCAGTGATTGAAAGGGCTATCATACTCGCATGCGAATATTCCAAGGCGTGTGGGAGAGATTCAATTCTCATGAAAGACGTCGAGTATGCCATGAAATATTGTGCGAGATATGAAGTTGGACAGAAGATTGGCTCTTACTTCCCAGAAATTTACGAAGGTGATGACGACACACCCGATATGGAGGTAATCGAAGAACGTGAAGGTGATTTTACGAGATATACGGGGGGTGACGAGGGGTTGAATAAGATAAATGAAGCATACGATACCTGGGACGCGTGGGTTCCGATGAGCCCGTCCGAAGAGATTTTAAAAAATGCCATTGATAGTAATGGACACCGATGAACCTGAGGGGTGGACGGATACGGAATATAAAACGTTCAGAGCGGGCGATTCCGATTCCGATTCCGATTCAGACTCTGACTCAGATTCAGAGTCTGAAACTGAAGAATCAAAAACAAAGGGTTACCAGGCCAAAAAATACAAGAAGATATTAGTCGTAGAGGAACTAGTCCCAGAATAAATTTTCTAAATGTAATATATACCATGTCCGCCGCTGAAACTGTTACGCTTATCAGCCAAGAACTCGAATCGCAATCCTTGAACGCCGTTGTCGCCGGTTTCTCCTTCGCGGCCGCCCTCTCGTGGATGGACCTCGTCCGCTGGTTGGTGAACCAGGTCGTCAAGGTCAACAAGAACGGTGGTATGAACTACACGCTCACTGCGTTGTTCACCACCTTGTTGTCCATTGTCGTCTACCTCTCGATCTCCCGAGTCTCTACTCGGGTCCAAAGACCATCGCAACCATTGTACGCGGTCACCCGCTAAGTGGTTTCCTCTTTGGAATTAAAAGTAGGACAAATCCGACTAAAATTATAAAAATTATAGATATGATAGCATTCCACCTATCCACGTCTTCGGCTTTATTTTCCGTTCCGTGAATAGTGTATTTTTCAACTTTAGAGTCGGACTCCTCCTTCTTCGCCTCTTCCTCTTCCTCTTCCTCGTCGATCGGTATCTTTATTTTCGGTATATTTTCAAGTTTATCAGTTGAACAAGATAACGCAAATTTTAACACGTGGTTTGCATTTCTAAAGTCGTACGGAATGAGACGTCCATTGCTACTGTAAAAAAATTGAACGCGTATGGACGATATAGT